GTGTAATAGCCTGTAGGTGAGCTGTACTTCAATTCCGTATACGCCAACACTCGCAGCATCTGCTTCGATGCAGGAGGGGCTAATAACGAGCCTGTGTGAGGTAAGAAGAGGTTCAAGAGTATCAATGATCCTCAGCTCCTTCTGTCCAGTTTCATAGATCTCCTCGATCTGAACTGGCCATTTCTCCCTGGCAAACAGAGGTTTCATCATATTTGCATGCGCTCCATTACCAAAGTTCTTCTCGATACAGACTATGTGCGCTGAGTTGTTTTTAGCCACCCTGACGAGCTTTAGAAGTTTCTCCTCCTCATAGCCCCCAGGTACTCCTCCAACGTCTGCTATGTAGACGTAAGCCCCTATCAATTTGATAATAGCATAAGCCATCTCATCAGCATTCTTACCGCCACCAGCAGGATCAATATACATAATGGTTTGATCCCATGGCCTCATCTCATAAGCATGATCTACTGCTCTTGTCATTTTGAATTTAGAGCCACAGGAGGCGCTCTTATAGGCATTCCTGGCATCATTAGACCAGATTGGTAGGACAGGCCCAAGATCATTACTGAACTCAGCTACGATGAGATTAGACAGCTTTAAAGGGAATCTGTCTGAGTCACTCAGGGTAGTGTTAAGCATGTACTGCAATAGGAACTTAGCCTTGCCTTGAGATATTTCCTTCTCAAGAAGGAGAGTCTCAGTGAACATCTCAGGACAGGTAGGCTTACCTGCATCTCCATCAATACCAGCTCCATACCGTAGGGTAGGATCAAGTATCATATCAGACTTGATCATAGGAGCAAGGTTAGTACCATAGGTATCTTCTTCTTTCTCTGTTGGATAACGTCCAGGCCAGATACGAATCTCATAGCCTCTGGCTACAAGGTTGTTATAGATTGACTCAACTGACTGAGGTGTACCAAGGTAGATGATGTCACCCTCAGCACAGATAGACTCAAACTCCTTAGTAAGATCTTCAAGCATTTCCCTGGTCACTACTGTTCTTGAGTTCTTCATTGACTCAATATCATCAGCGATGAGTACATCAGCTCGTGATCCCTGGGCATTAGTATCAACACCCATGCACTTGATGCTTGGACTCTTCTCTACTCCTTTGAAGAGCCAGTGAACGTCATAGCCTTCTACTGACTCCCTGTCTCCTGCATTCTTATCTGAACATAGCATCCATAGAAAATCCAGGCCATTCAAGATCTGGATAACAAAGGAAGCTATCTCCTTACTCATCTTACCACCAGCAGAGAAGATAAGAACTCTGAGGTGAGGTTCATGTATTAATCTGAACACTGCATAGATAGCAGTCAGTGTGGTCTTGGCTTGCCCTCGCTGTGCCTGTATCATTCGGTATTTAGGGCCACCAAAGAGCCACTTCGATATGTCAGCCTGTACCCTGTTAAGGTCAGGGTTCCCTCTTATCAACTCCGAGATACAAGTCTGAGCAAAGAGCAAGAAGCCATCCAACGTATTAGGGAAAGCTTCTTGCACCTCAACTAAGGCATTGTGACGGAAGAGTTGATCTTCTCTACCCATCTCACGTCTTGCCACTTATCCTCCTATATTGCTTCCCTTGCATCTCGGAAGTCTACAATCTTACCTGACTGTCGCTTCTTCAATTCATTAAGTCTCTTGCTAAGCTCAGACTGCTCATCATCAGCAGCTACTCTACAAGAGACACCATTGTACTCTACCCACTTCTGCATAGATGAAAGATCTCTGGAGTTGATTACCATGAGAACCTCCTCTATGTCATGACCATCTTCCAGTAGCTGCTCAGCTACCATGATCATCTTACCTGCCTTCATGTTATGGCATCTCGTTATCAGTCCGTGCAACTTCCCGATCTCGTCCTCTGTTGCTGCGTTCTTGTTGCTCATATGTCACCTCCTTCCAGTCTCTTAGTGTTTCGTTCAAGTTCTCTATTGCTGCTGTGTTCCTTGTCATCTGTTCAGTGAACTTGAGCTGTAGTGCTGCTACCTCCTTTGTTTCTGCCTTGGTAAATTTTAATGTGTTAACATCTGAATACAGGATGACCAAGGCAGATACTATTGGCATAACTACAACAAGGGCACATCCTGTCCATGCACTTGATATATTCAACATTTTCCTCCTTTCTTATAAAGCTTTAATTAAATTCATAGAAACTCTACCACCGTTGCCATTAACAACTGCACCCGATGAGCCAAATTGGTAGACAACAATATTTACTTCATCATCCTTATTAAGTTTAAGGAACCTTACACCACCAGCATCATCCATCTTAGTGTAACCTGGAGCAGGAGAGATGCTTACATTCTCATAGCCAGTAGTAGTCCCATCCCATATCCTTGGGCCAGTGAGAACGAATAGAGTATTTGCTGGAACAGACCTGAACCTAACATTCCAGACACACTGATAGATACCATCAACAGGAGCTGTGAACAACCAGTCAGTAGATACATTTACATTACCATCAGTGTGAATAACCTCTGGAAATTCAAGAGGTAAGAAGGTATCCGCAGTAGGAACTGTATAGTCACCGCTTCCTACGCTTGTGTGCACCTCTGCACAATCCTCTGGCCTCATCTTGCCAGCAGTGGTTACATTTATGTTTGTCTCATATATATCAATGATATTACCATCCGAGGATAAAGAAGCTATACCACACAGGTGAGTACCAGTGCTTCCAAGTCCTACCTGAGCAGGTGTTGCTGAGATGTGTATATTACCTCTTGCATCTGTGTACCTTGAGGTGCTTAATAGATTACCTGTACCAAATGAAGTATAGGTTAACTTGTTAGCATGGCCTCCTTTGATCTTCAAATGAAGCTCTAAGTCAGCAACAACAGAATCACTTGGGCTTATCTCAAAGTCTATGTTCCTCTGACTATAGAACCAATTCTCTACTCTCTTCTTGATATCAATACCTAAGTACCTTGCCCAATACTCTGCTTGGTAGCTCTTCAAGGTAACAGCCTGATAGTAGATGTCATCAATGTCAGCCCAAGCTGCATTAAGTACAAGATTGTCTACATCATTGTTGCTTCTATACCAGTTGATAACTTCATTGACTACCCACATATGTGAGAAGTTATCTATGTGAAGCTCATCTATAAAGCCTCCCATCCTGCCAAGCTTCCATAGGTCTATTAAGATAGTATCATCATAGATACCATTCCAATAAGAAGCAGCAGCTCCCCAATAATACATGTACTCTCTATGCCCTGACCAAGATACATAGTGATCAAGGAAGGTACTGTTATTAACCTTGGAGTTCCACAAACCTTTATAGTACACAGTTTCTTGCATCATAGGTATACAGTTCTTGTTAGCTATATTACCAGGAAAATACCCAAGACTATCTACATCATAGGGTGCCCAATTCATCAAGACTATCTTAGCATTAGGCAACGCTCCTTTCAAAATGAAGTAGACATTATACCCATCTTGCTTAACCTGTGAATTGGTACGGACAGGTGCATAAACAGAGTCAATGATACCCAAGCTTACAAAGACAATATCAGGCTCACAATCAATAGCCTTATCTACCTGTGACTTGGTTCCTTCATCATGCTGTTGAGTATATAGAGCAGTGTGCATAGTAGAACCACCTACTGCCCAATTAAATACCTTGGTGTTAAGGCCAAGCTGATTAGTCTTCTCAGTGAACTGATTAACCCAGTTGTCTGCAAAGATATTACCAGAGGACATGCTATCTCCTATGACAGCAATGTTAACCTGTCCTCTGCCAGAGGTAGCCTCAAGAGCAGAGGAAGCAGCATCAAGTGCATAATCTTCTGCTAATCCAGCCTGGGCAAGAGCAGAATTGGCTGCATCTTCTGCATAACCTGATTGAGTAGTAGCAGTGTCAGCATAACTGATTGCAGTTTGAGCCGCAGTTACAGCAGTGTCCTTACTATTGTCTGCACTGGATGCACTGGAAGCAGCAGCAGACTCGCTGTCACCAGCATCAGTAGCAGAGCTTGCAGCAGCGTTCCTATATGTCAAGGCATTTGTAGCAGAGGCATCAGCATTGTCAGCATAGCCAGAGGCTGCATCCCTGGCATCAACAGCCAAGCTCCTTGCAGTCTCAGCATCACCAGCAGAAATAGCAGCAGCATCTCTATAGTCTCTTGAAGAAATAGAACTATCATAAGAGTTGGTTGCACTACCACTTGCATTGGAAGCATAGGTAGAAGCAGCACTTTCACTATTAGAAGCTTGCAAGGCAGAGGCAGAGGCAGCGTCCTCACTATCACCAGCAGCAGTCTCGCTCAATCCAGCAGCATCAGCAGCAGAGCTTGCATTAATGTTAGCAGTGATAGCATAATTCTGAGCATCAACTGCTAAGCTCCTTGCAAAGTCTGCATCATCAGCAGAATAAGAAGCAGCAGAAGCTGAGGTAGCAGCATCGTCTTTGTAATCCTCTGCTTGGTCTCTATAGTCCCTTGAAGAGGTAGAACTATTATAAGAGCTGGTTGCATAAGAAAAAGCATCACCAGCACTGCTTGCAGCAGCAATCTCGCTTACATCAGCAGCATCCTCACTATCACCAGCAGCATCAGCAGAGGCAGCAGCTACAGCTACACTATTACCTATGCTATCTGCTGAGTCTTGTGAAGCTATTGCTGAGGCTTCTGATTCATCAGCAGCAGTCTCTGCTCTTGTCATATACAAGAAGGTGTTGGCATTGTTCGCACCAACTTGACCTACTGTAGCTACATCAGTGTTCAATGTACCATCAGCTATATCTCTTATCTTGTACCCACCTAAGCTTAGGTCTTGCTTCTCATAGTACCCTTCATCTTTGAACCCATCCATGTAACGATGAGCTATGTAGAGCTGCTGTTGGAAGCTTCTGTTTATGTTATCCTTACCGAATGCGTTACCTCTACTAAAGTCAGTATAGGGTGCATTGACATCAGGCTCTCTCAAGATCCTTACCTTGGCCCCATCATCAGGGGCCGTAGTAAAGGTTATCTGAGTTGGGCCTGTCAGTGTGAAGTCCTCAGTCCTAACTCCGTTAACTTCTACCTTGATTGAGTTATTATCAAAGTATCCATTATCAGGGCCAGTGAATGAGAAGGGAAAGGTCTTTGTAGTACCGTCCCCTGTATTCTCTGAGAAGCTGTAACTCATATTATTGTTCCTCCTATTCTATTGATTTAAGGTAATTGAAACCTTGATTGATACCTATTGCCTTTGCAAATGGTAGTACGTCTTGGATCTCCTTCAATGTATCGCTCGTGTCAGCCTTACCTTTGATAAGATCTGGTATAGCTTTCATTGCCTGACCTGCATCTGTAATAAGACCAAGAGTAGGTACAGAGCCAGTAGTAAAAGCTCTTGCTCCATACTCACCTGGGCTACCTAAGAGGTTATCAGGTAGAACTCCCATGGTTGCCAGCATGTCCTGCCCAATACCCCAAGAAGCAAGCTGACCCATACGGTTGACAACTCCAATGACTGCATTCTTACCAGTCATATCGTTCTCTATCTTCTCTAAGGCATCATCCTTACCTATGTTCTTCTGCATAGATGATATACCAAGAGCCATGTAGCCAAGCATAGCAGAGTGCATAGCCATGATTGCTCCCATAGCTTTGTCATGCTTGATGTCATGGACAAGCTGCTTCTCCAATGACATGATAGAGAATGACCTGAACTGAGTAAGAGTCTGACCTAACCATTTGTGCATGAATATAGGAGTCTCACCTATGAAGGGACGCTGCATATCAGCCATGACCAATCGGTGCATACCAATCTGTAGTCTCTCTTGCATGTCAGGTGCCATCTTACCAAAGTTAAACAGGTCTACTGTCTTACCATTGAAGGTATCTGTAGCAGGGTTCTCGTTCATGAACTTCTTTAGATCTTCAAGGAAGCCATCAGACCAACCTGCTCTGTTGATATTCTCATCGCTTAGAGACTTACCACCTTTCAATGCCCACTTCTTTATGTCACCGGCAAGAGATCTAACTGCTATCTTCTCACCAGTACCCTGGATAAGCCTAAAGCCTGACGCCACCTCCTGCACTCTCCTTCCTTGTGCAATGGCATTATCAAACCAAGTACCAAGCCTACCAGAGATATCAGCCTCTTCAAGATCATCAGCTCTCAAGCCATTAGGATACAGGACATGATCTTCTCCGGTATAACCCATGACTCTCTCAAGCTCATCAAGATCTTGTCTCTTGAACTGACCACTATACTTACCTCCCTCTCTTAGGTTCTTTGTACTTCTGAAAGCACCAAGGTCAGGACAGGCATCCATGACAGAGCTTAGGCTACGTTGTGCTGTAACCCTGGCAAGCTCAGGTATAGATGCAGCTCCTACGAACTGTAGCCTCAAGAGGCCAGTAGCATCTCTCAGCCTACTAAGGTTCCTTACGAATCCACTATGTGCTTCTGTGTTCAAGGATCTACCATAGGCTAAGTCAACTCCATCTCTTAGTACCTGGATCTCTCTACCTATATCTGCTGGCAAGAAGCCATTGTTAGTAGCTCCCTTCTCTAACAGGGTGAGCATGTCTAATACTTCTCTCCTTGTCTTGAAGCCCATCTTAGCAAAGGCTGCTCCTCCTGCTGCATCTCTGGTATAAGACTCCAGTAGCTTAGGCAGGTCATGATCAACCAAGTCTATGAACTTCAACCCATTCAGCTCTACGCTCAGGTCTGGATGGAGAGACTTCTTTGCTCTATTACTCATGTGCTGCTTCATCTCCTTATCCATGGCTATATCCAGGAAGTCATCAATGGTATCTTGATCTACTCCTGCTGCCTTCAACTTCTTACCGACATCTTCTATATCTTTGTCAGGGTTCATCCTGATAGCATCTCTCATGGTAAGAGTATGGTTCTTGGATCTGGTTATGTAGCCTTCTGCTATTCTATCAGCAAGTGCTTTGTCTAACTTGAATGCTCCTCTTTGGTATCCCAAAGAAAGAAGTTCCATGACTCGGAACTCTGAGTGATTTCTCAAAGCATTCTTGATAGCTTGATCATCCATGATAATAGGAACATAGCTCTTATCAAACTCCATGTTATCAAATCCAGCCTCACCTGCATCCTTCCGTATAATACCTGCTGCTTCTAACTGGTCTTTCACCCCTGCTGCTCCCTTACGGATAGCCTCAGAGTCATAGGTTCCAGGCTTCTTGATCTCTATCATGACAGACTTGTTGTAAGCCTTGAAGTTCTCTTGCCTCATCAAGGTTGCATACCGGCTTAGACCATTCTCCTTCCCCCACTCTTCAAGACCTTCATTCAATCTGTTACGCATAGCAGATCTGATCTGTACTGAGTAGTTCTTTACCCTTGCAGCTACTGTTACCTTAGCTGCCTGTCCGCCTTGAGGTGCCTCAAAGAGATGATAGGCAAAGCCTCTGATAGAGAAGTCCTTAGAGTTAGATACTATTGCATGAGCTGAGTGTAAAGCATCAGTGAACTTGCTTCTACGTTTGAGTCTCGATGCTACCAAGGACTCAGGAACCTTAGTTCCATCCTCAGCAAAGGCAGAGATCTTCTTAACATCATCCCATTCAAGATCATAGACCTTATGTATTACCTTCTCATCTGCTCTCATAGCACCAGCAGTACCAGTGCCTCCCTCTTCTACCTTACCTACTGTAGATGCCTCTGGCGCTCCTGACCTCTGAGCATTCTCGGTCATAGCTTCTACTGCCTTGACAGGACGCATAGGGCCAAGCCCTTCCATCTGTCGTCTCAGCTCTGACTTGACATTAGGTATCTCTCCATCCTGGTATGCCTGGGCAATCTTCTGCTCAGTAGTCATACCCTTCCATTGCTTATATCTTTGAGCTGACATCTTAGCCCTGGCTCCTCTCTCCAGTCTTCCTTGATAGTCAGCAAGGTTTGTCTCAAGGACTCTCCTACTGGTCTTAGCAGCTTCGGTACGTTCAGCAAAGGCTCGC